CGGCCATCCTGCAACCACTTGAGCAACCGCTTGAGGGGCATCAGTATAGCGCGGGAGTGGATGTGGCGGCTTCTGTGGATTACACGGTTATCACGGTGCTGGACGTGAACACGCGCGAAATGGTGGCGCTTGACCGATTCAACCGCGTGGATTACCCAGTGCTGGAGGACAGGCTTCTCGCCACCTACCGCAAATGGCATCTGGACGGGATGGTAGTGGAATCGAACAGCATTGGCGCGCCGGTGATCGACCACCTGCGAGAGCACGATATTAACATCATTCCCTTCACCACGACGAACACGACAAAGCATGACATTATCCAGAGATTACAGAGCGCATTTGAACACGGGCTTATCCACATCATTGACAATCCAATCCTGGTTGGCGAGCTGCTATCCTACGAGAGCAAGCGCACGCCGTCGGGCAATTATACATATTCAGCACCAGAGGGGCAGCACGACGACTGTGTGATGTCCCTCGCGTTCGCGTGGTACAGCATCAGCAACGACGCGTGGCTCATCAGTTAGGAGCAAACATGGCGAAAACAAAAGGCGTTAGCATCAGGGACATCAGCGAAGGCGTGAAATCGATCAACTTCGATATATTCGGGGGCATCGACGGATTCCTGTCAATGACCTCAGGCGGTGGCGGTGATGACATCACGCAGGCGCAGCAGCTCCGGCGCGTGGTGCCGTGGCTGGCAAAGGCGGTGGACATGACCGCCAACGCCGTGAGCGCGCTGCCATTTGCCATACTGAGAGAGAACGGCGAACCGTACGACACATCCGCCGATTGGAAGAACAAAACGGGCGGGCTTGAATCGCCGGAGTCGCTGTTCTATATGCTGGCATCGAGCCTGTGCTTCGGGCGCGCTTACCTCATTCCGCAGCTGACGAGCCGGGCGATCGTGGACATGCAGTTCGTTGCGCCTCAAACCGTGAGAGCGGAGATAACGCGTGACGGACTGAAATGGTTTGACCGCACGACTGACAAGGGCGCGGTATCAAGGTATTACCCAATCGAGAGCGAACTCGACCCCGTGATGGTGTACTTCTGGCTGCCTGACTCCGACGTGGAGATCGGGCCGGCGCTGACGCATCCGGCTGGCAACGCGCTCTTGAGTGCGCGGTTGCTATTCAACATGGACGGGACAATCGCGACCTACGCGGAGCGCGGGTTCATCCCGCCTACGGTGCTTGGCGCGAAGGGAATGCCTGGTCCGGCTGAGCGAGAGAAGGCGGAGCGCTGGTGGGATAGGTTCTTCAGGGGCAAGACCGACATAGCCGCCAAGATCATCAACACCGAAGCGCTGAGCGTGGTCAAGGTGGGCGCTGGCATGGAAGACATCAGGGGCGCATACCCTGAACTGACGAAGCAGATGATAGAGAACATCGCAACTGCGTTTGGCATTCCATCCGGGCTGTTCATGTCCGACATGGCATTTGCAACCGAGATAAAACACCTTATCAAAATTTGGTATACGACCAGCGCGTTCGTGAAGGTGTATAAGGCAATCGAGACGGGATTCAACGAGCAGGTGCTCAAACCGTGGGGGCTGAAGCTGAAGTTTGACCCGAACGCCATTGACGCGATGCAGGAAGAAGAGATGGAGCGCGCAACCGCGTTCTCGACCTACGTCAACGCTGGCATGCGACCGAGCGTGGCGGCTGAGATGCTTGGCATCGAGTTACCGCAGGGAGTGAAGTTCGCTGACCTCGACGCTGACATGGCGGCGAAACAACAGCGCGAGCAGTTGCTGGCTGAGGCGCAGGCGGCACGTTTCCAACCACAAGAGAAAGAGGAGAAGCCGGATGAAGAACAAGAAAAACCCACCGAAGACAAACCAGCCGAAGAAAGGGTGCGGGAAGAACGAAAAGCGGCCGACCCGCTGACGCTGACCTCCGAGCAGATCAAGGAACTCAACCTGTGGCGGCAGATAGCTGAGCGCAACTTCCGCAAGGGCAAGGGGGCGTGCGCCGACTTCGAGGTGAAATCGCTTCCTGAAGACATGGCGGCTGACATCCGCGAGCGCTTGAAATACGTGACTGGCAAAGAGGACATCGGGCAGGCGTTCGAGGTCACAGGAACGCCGCAGGCGCATGAAATTGACAACGAGGCAATCAAGACGCTGGCTGACGCGATAAACCGCGCTGTGGATGCGGGGGTCAAGGCTGATGGTCATTGGGTGACAATTAACGGTGACCATGTTTTTATTGACGAACGCGGCAATCCGCAGAATGCTCCGTATTTGGATAAGGACAAAAAGCAAGAAGAATCCTCGTCGGCAATAACAAATGGGAAAATAGTTGAAATTGGCGATGAAATACGAAGTGACTCGAAAGAAAGTTATTTATTAATAGACCCTAAAACTGGAAATGTAGTTTATAGGCAAACTGGTGACGAAATGTCAACGGGGATTATTCCAGAGCATGTGCTCAATCAGGCTGGAGAGAACATAATAATGCACAATCACCCATCTGATATATCTTTTTCGGCTGGCGATTTGAATATGATTGCTAAATATCCGCCTCAAAAAGACGTGATTGTTACTCCTGGCGCTACATATATTCTTGCCCCCAAAGATGGAAATAACTGGCCTTCTACGAGAGAATTTGGTCGTGCTTATTCGGAGTTGTCGGGAAAAGTCGCCAATAGATTCCCAAATTTTTCACAACATGGAACCCCGGACGGCTCGCAAGTATGGACAGATTATACGCACGCCTTGATGCAGGAGATTAGCAAGGAACTAAATTTGAATTATGAGCGCATACCAAAAGGATAATCACATGGGTTTGTATCTACTGCCAACGGGTGAGGGAGTCGTAATCAAAAGAACGAAATATGGATTTTATGTTGATATGCCGTACCAGAAAGGCATATTTATTCATTATTCTGAAACTCTAAACGAATCCGTGTTTGATTCTATTGATGACAACCAAAACAAGGATGCCGATGCTGACAATCCCGCCTGAGTATATTTACCTTTGGTTGCAACTTGGAGAGGTCATCTGGTTATGAACTGGTTGCTTGATCTTCTTGACGCGATTCCGGCGCTGTGGCGACTGGTGGAGATCAAGACTGAAGCCATGTTTCTGCGCCAGTTGCGCGCCTACTGCCTGCAGTTATTCAGGGGCGAGCTGGGCGAGTTCGCGTGGATACAGGACATGACCGATACCATCGCTGACCAGATGGGCAAGGCGTGGCGTGAAGGTGCGCGCGCGGTTGGTGTTGAACCTTCCGAGTTCACCGATGAAGATAACGAGGAACTGAACAAGATCATCGCGTCAGAATACGATTATGTGCTGGCGTTGGGGTCTGACATCCTGGCGCTGAGGCTCATGGGCGGAACGCTTGAGGAGTACCGCACGAAGTTTGCGGGGCGCATCGAAGTGTGGGCGCATCGTTATACCGACGTGGTGAACCAGGCGAAGGTGTGGTTTGGCAAGCGCAAGAAGGTCAAGCTGAAATGGGAAATGGGCGCGACAGAGGAACATTGCGCAACCTGCGCGGCGCTCAATGGAATCGTGGCGTATGCGGAGGATTGGGAGCGGTCAGGCATCCATCCGCAGAATCCGCCAAACCAGGCGCTTGAGTGCGGTGGCTGGCGCTGTGATTGCGCGCTGGTGCCAACGACTGAGAGGGCAACGAATAACGCATTGGAGAGAATACAAGACATCGTGATCGCTTCAAAACTGGATAATGCGTAACGGCTTAGACGTGCGCGTTCCCGTATCAGGGCAGGTATCAGGCGATGAGGAAGTGAACGCCCTCATCGACGTGGCACGCACCAACCATTGGGCTGGCGGGCAGAAGGTCATCGAATTCGAGCGCGCCTTCGCCAAGTTTCACGGCTACAAGCACGGCATATTCGTGAACAGCGGTTCATCCGCCAACCTGCTGGCAATCGGGGCGCGTGAGTGGAAGTTCCCCGTGCGTGTGAGCGCGTGTTCATTCCCTACCACAATAAACCCGATCATCCAGAGCGGGGCACGGCCTTATTTCGTGGACATTGAAATAGGCTCATATCTTCCCAAACACACAGTCGATGTTGGCTGTCACGTGCTTGGGAATTTCTGTACCTCGGGCGAGGTGGTGGATTCCTGCGATGGATGCTTCCCCGGACAGGACACGCGCACGGCAACATTCAGTTTCTTCCCGGCGCACTTCATGAGCACAGGCGAAGGCGGGATGGTACTGACCAACGACACGAGCGAGTTCATGCGCCTGCGCAGTATGCGCGATTGGGGGCGCGACTGCTGGTGCGAACCAGGGCACGATGACACCTGCGGACGGCGTTTCGATTACACGATCGACGGTGTGCAGTACGACCACAAGTACATCTACTCGCACATCGGCTACAACCTGAAGGCAACCGACTTGCAAGCGGCGGTGGGACTTGAGCAGTTGAAGAAACTACCCGCGTTCCTGGACAAGCGCCGTCAGAACTTCGCGCACCTTTACAACAACTTGAGAGATACAGAGGATTGGTTCTACCTGCCAGTATCCTACAAACCTGATACAGCGTGGTTTGGATTTCCATTGACGATTCGGGATGACGCGGGCTTCACCAGGCGTGAGATCACGCGCCATCTGGAAGACAGCGGCGTGGCGACACGGCTGATGTTTGGCGGGAACATCACGCGCCAACCGGCGTACAAGGGCGTGGATTACGACGCTGACCCGCTGCCAAACGCGGACAGGGTGTTTTCGAGCGGATTCTGGATTGGGAGCTGGCACGGGCTGAACTTCGACCAATTAGACTATGCGAGCGAAAGGATATATGAATTCTTATCCAAAGTGTGACATTGACTTTGTGCGAGAGCACGGGAACGCGTGGCTGTGGACGGGGGAGCGCGTGCTGATCACGGGCGCAACGGGCTTCATCGGTTCATGGCTGGCACAGGTGCTTGACTACCAGTGCAACCTCACGCTCAACCGTGACTTCGTGGACGGCGAATACGACACCATCTTCCACTTTGCGCCAACGCCGATAGAGCCGGTCATCGAGTGCGCGCAACTGTGCAAAGCGCAGGTCATCTACACCTCAAGCGGGGCGGTGTACGGGGGCGTGCCGCAGCAGGTGAACGAAGACGCGCCGATCATCCCCAAGACTGAGTACGGGAGAGAGAAGGCACGCTCAGAGGCTTTGCTGGCCAAGTCTGGCTTAGATTATCGCATTCTCAGAATATTCGCAACGGCGGGGCCGGGGCTGCGCGATTACTTTGCCATAACGGCGTTCGTGAACGCGGTCAAAGCGGGAAAGCCGATGGAGATATACGGCACGGGCAAGACGGTGCGCTCCTACCTGTACATCGCAGACCTGCTGGTGTGGATGCTGCGCATCATCGGCTTTGGCAGGCCGGGCGCGTACAACGTGGGCAGCGAGATACCGATCACTATTGAAGAACTGGCGGAGCGAGTGGGCGATTACGTTCACGGGCATCCCATCAAGCACGTGCAGCGCTATTTTGTGGAACCAGCGCCGTATTACCTGCCGGACTGCGGACGTGCGCACGAGATCGGATTGCACCAGCGCTTTGATCTGGATTACTGCATCAAGAGGATGATGGAATGAGACATTGCGTTATTTGCGACAGCACGAAGCGTGAGTTACTTTGGCGGTCTGACTTCCTTGTGCCTGACGGCTGGCCGCGCCCGAAATACTTGGATTGGTTCAGGTGCGCGTGCGGGATGATCTATGCAGACAACGACACGGTGACGCAGCACGATTACGACCGCTATTACCAGGAGCGCTACGGTTACGGAGTGGAAGACCCGGAACAGCAACAGCGCATACGGGACAGGGCGCATTACGTGGCCGTGAATTTCCAGAAGGACGCGAAGGTAGTGGACTTTGGCGGCGGCGAGCAGGGATTGACGCGGATACTCGCGCAGTACGGGTTCATGAACACGGCCTGCGTGGAAGCGGGGCAGGATATACCGGATAACGTTGACGTGATCATCGCGGAGATGGTGTTCGAGCATATCTACTCGATGAACGCGGTGATGAGAGAAATGACCTCGTGCCTGAAAGATGGCGGCACGCTTATCGTGGACATTCCTGACGCGGGGGCGATCGGGCTTGAGGGTTCAGCGTCAATGCCGATGCTGGATTACCACCAGGTGCACCTCAACCACTTCAGGACGCTGGACATGCTCAGGCTGATGGAGCGCTGGGGGTTTGAGTTGGCGGAGACGAGCGCCTACCACGAGCGCGGGTTGGCGTGCCGGATGTTCGTGTTCGTGAAAGGCGCTGATATTGGCAGGTTGAGCAAAGAGCACGTTATCAGGAATATCGAGGAGAAGCAGGAGAAGTTGCGCGCGCTTGCTGACACGCCGGTGATCGTGTGGGGCTTGGGTGATATTGCCATGCACCTGCTGGCGCGCTACCCAATCAACGTCAAATACTTTGTCTGCAACGACCCCGCGTTCAAAGACCAGACCATCGGGCGCATTCCAATACTCGAAGCGCCGATCAGCGAACATCCGATTGTGGTAATGGCGCAGGCGCAGAAGGAGAAACTCATCGAACACATCAAGAGCGTGTGCGATAACGAGATCATCGTGATATGAGAGTGGCTGATTGGATCGTGCAGGAACTTGAGAAGCGCGTCAAACACGTGTTCTGTCTGGTT